TAGAATTGGCAAATAGTATTGAAAATAAAATAAAAGAATTAACAAATTATAATAAAAATTCCCCACTTGATTATGGAGTAGCTTTTCCAACTGGTTTATCTGTTAATAATTGTGTCGCTCATTGGACACCAAAATTAAATAATGATAAGATATTATTAGAAAATGATGTAATCAAAATAGATTATGGTGTTCATATTGATGGTTCAATTATTGATTCTGCATTTACATATACATTTAATTCAAAATATGATAAATTATTAGAGTCATCAAAAACATCAACTGATATTGCTATAAAATTATGTAGACCTGATATGTTATTAAGTGAAATTGGTAGAGAAATAGAAGAAAATATGCGTAGTTATGAAATAGAATTAAATAATAAGACTTATAGTATTAAACCGGTACACTCATTATGTGGTCATTTAATAAATAAATATAGGATACATGGTGACAAGATAATACCTAATATATATTTAAAAGATTATAATAAAAGAGTATGTACAGGTGAATTTTATGCTGTTGAAACATTTGCTACAACAGGTTCTGGTGATACATATGAGGATAATAATGACTGTAGTCATTATATGATAAATTATAATAGCGACTTTAAGAAATGCGATATACCAAATAATTCACAACATATGTATAAACTTATTATGAAATATTTTAATACATTAGCATTTTGTGATAGATGGTTAATTGGTAAATCTTTTAAAAAAAACAAAAGTAATGAAATATTAATAGAAAATAATTTAAATAAGTATTTGAATAGTTTATGTAAATCTAAAATTATAACTATGTATCCCCCAATATATGATAATGATGACAATAGTTATAGTGCACAGTTTGAAGAAACAATTTATGTAAATGAATTAAAAACTATTATTTTATCAAAACAATAATAATACTAATAATAATAATAATAATAATAATAATAATAATTCTCGGTTTTTTTTTGAAAAAAAAATCTTTAATATAAATAATTATGAATGATTTAATTATACAACAGTTTTATGAGTATTTAGAAAAGTTTTTGTGTGAACTAGGTAAGAGTTCAAAAAAAATTAAAAAAGTAATAGATGAAAAATATAAGGATATTTGTGATCCTAAATATATTAATATGATTAAATCAAATATATATATTCATAAAACACACTTTTTAGGAAAAGAATCTGATTTAGATGACTTTTTTAAAAATAATTCTATAGAATTATTAGATAGTATTAATATTTCAGATATTTGGTCTAAAAGTGCTAGTGATAATAAAAATGCTATAATTCAATATATAAAAGTATTTGTTTTTATGTTTGAATCATCTAATCAAAAAGAAGACGATAGTACTTCTGAGGATGAATGTGAAGAAAATGTAAATGATAATAATGAAAATGGTTCTAATGATTTTGAAGATATGTTAAAAAAATCATTATTAGAAGAAGATGGAAATATGAAATCATTTTATGAAAATTTACATAAAGAAGACAATTCTATATTAGATTTAGCTAAAAATATAGCAGGTGAATTAAAAGATGATAGTAGTGGTGGTTTAGAAAATATTATGGATATGTTTAAAAATGGTGATGGTTTAAATAGTTTAGTTAGTAAAATTACAAATACATTAGATAGTAAAATTAAAAACGGTGAAATAGACCAAAATCAATTATTAGGTGATGCTCAAAAAATGATGAGTGGTAATAATAATTTATTTGGTAATATGTTTAGTAATTTAAATAAAAATAATATGTTTAATCAAGCACAAAACACTACACAAAACACTACACAAAACAATATGGATGACATAAAAGATGTAAAAGTGGAAGAAGTTAATGAGGTTAAAAAAAAATCAAAAAAACCTAAAAAAAAACAATCAAAAAAATAATTTAATAATTTAATAATTTAATAATTTAATATTTTAATATTTTAATTTAATAAACATTAATATAATTTGAAAAAAAAATGTATTAAAAAATAAATGAGAGACGTATTCTGGTTTAATAATCCTCAGATTTTATTTAAAAATTTTAAAGTATTTTTTCCACAAAAAAATTACTCATTAACAAAAAACTTAAATGCTATTGTTAGACTATTTATGTATTATACTATACTATGTATTATATTTACCGATAACAATTTATATGATGTAATTAAACCATTATTATTAGTAATGTTTATAACAGTTGTAATATATATAAATTGTAATAATACTACTGAATTATTTGAGAATAAAAATTTTATAATTACCGAAAAAAGAACTAGCACACATGAAAATCCTTTAATGAATTTAGCTGTAAGTGATTATAATAGTAATAAAAACATCATAATAGATGATACCGTTACAAATGATAAAATAAATGAAAATTTAGTTCAGGATTTACCTTATAATGAGGACGGTGGTTCTAATCAAAAAATGTTTGAAAGAAGTTTCTATACAATGCCTGTAACAAACTTAACTAATGACCAAACAGAATTTGCAAAATGGTTATATGACAATGGTCCTACATGTAAAGAGGATACAACTTTATGCTATGATTCACTTCCAGATAGATTACAAATGGGTAGGTCAAGCTCGAATTCATAAATTTAATATATATATATATAATATATAATGAATTATGATAAATATGCAAAATATGAAAAATTACCTGTTAAACTAGATAATAATTTAAATGAAAATAAAAATTGTATATATAAGGAAAGGCATAACAGTATTCATAGTAATAAATGTATAAATAATCAGGGTTCTACATTTATTAGTGATTATATGCTAGACACAAATAGCACCGATGAATGTAAACTATTGTATAATAATAGAATAACAAATAATGTAGTTTCTAATAAAAATAATAAACAATTAAATACCCGTATTATCAATACAATTCCTTATAGAAACTATTCGGAATTTACATATAATCCTGAATTAGAAGTTTTAATAAATGCTGGATTACCAACAAGTAATAAAAAATCTGTTAGCAACACAAGTGAAATAACTAACAAAAAAACACCAATGGTAACTTATGTTAAAAATAAGATAAAAGATAAAAATAATAGTTTTGATATTTCTAGATTTCAATTATCTAGTAGACAAATTAAAGGTAATAAAGTATATATTAAAAAATATAAAAAAAATATAAAAAAACTAACAGAGTCTATTATTCCACAAGAATAAGTTATTCTTAAATTAATACATTTAAATTAATACATTTAAATTAATACATTTAAATTAATATATTTTTAATTAATACATTTAAATTAATATATTTTTAATTAATATATTTTTAATTAATATATTTTTAATTAATATATTTTTTCTAATTAATATATATAATGAGTTCGAATAGATTAAAATATGATGAATGTGCTTCGGTAAATCATACTAATGACAATAAAAATCAATTATCTTGGATAGTTGATAATAATAGATTTGAAAACACACAAAATTGTATGATTGACTTAGGAGTAAATGGTGGTAATACAAGTGCAAATAATAATATATCTGATAGAGTTGATATTGAAAGTAAATTAAGAGGTAATGGTAATTATGACTCAAAATGTAAGGGTATGTCTAAAATTGATAATGTTGATAATGTTTTACCAACGTGTAATTTTTATAATGGTTCCTTAAAGCCCGCAAATGTTGACCAAAATACTGTAACTAATGAAAGATGTAATAATTCTGTATAATTCTGTATAATTCTGTATAATTCTGTATAATTCTGTATAATTCTGTATAATTTTTAATATAATTTAAATTTAGTAAATCAATATTTTTTTTTATTATAATTAAAATAAAAATAATATTAAAATAAAAATAATATATATTAATATTATATAATGAGTTCAAGTAGAATTAAATATGATAAAGAATGTATTTCTAATCAAAATAATAATGATTCTTCAATAAATAATTATTTACTAAATATGCCTGAAAATGATTGTAATAATTGTTATCCGGGAAATCCCGAAATACGTTTTCAAAAAAAATCTTTAAGAGAAGATACAAATGTAGAAAATGATTTATTCGGTATTGATAGAAAAGATACTTGTAATAATGAATATAAGGGTTGCATTGACGGTGTATGTAAAACTCAAGAATTTGATCATTTGAGTGATAGTAAGCAAACAAATGAATGTAATATAAACACTATTAATAGTCGTTTTAATTCAGTTAAAAATTTAAAAGAATTATCAGTTAATAGGTGGGAATGGTTACCTAAAGACCCACAAAAACATGCATTATCTGAAATATATTATGGAATGTCTTCAAGAAATCATATTAAAGATAATCATAAAGCTGATTATGATACACCATCTGATGCAAATAATGAACTAGAAGAAAAAAAAATAGAAAGTAAATTTACTATTCCAGTAAAAACTACTCCATTTAATTAATATATTTAACATGAATGGTTGATTGATATAAATATATGACTATATCTTCATATAATTTTTTTTTATCAATAATAATTAACTCATAATTATCTAAATCGTTTAAGATAATATTAAATATATTTTTAATATGAGTTTTATTATCTAATTGCCATTGTATAAATTTATCCATAATAATTTTTTAATTAATTAGTTATCTATATAATTATATATTTTTAACTCTAAATACTAATTTGTATTTTTGTATTTTAACTCTAATTTAGAGTTAGTTGTTCTAGAATTTAATATATAACTAATTAATTCATCGATTTTAACATTATTTGAATTATTTCTTTCAAAATATTTAGTTAATGATTCTTTCAATAATTTTTGAGATAATGTTGAATGTGTTTTATTATTTTTTTTTTCAAAAGAATTATTTTTATAAGATAATTCATTTTTTTTATTATTTTCCATAAAATTTAATATAGCTTCAGATAACTTCTTATTATTTTCTCTTAAAATTTTTAATTTCTCATTTGTACTATCTATTTTTTCTTGATTTTTTACATATGTTTCAATTATTTCAGATATTTTCATTAATATATATATATATATATAATTTATTTATTTTATTCTAAGTAATTTATTCACAAGGTGGACAATGAGATTGACCTATTTCAAAGGTAAGTCTACCAGTATCGGGTTCCATGGTACTCATATTCCATGGACTAACCTCAACTTGTGGATTTGGTGGTGCTGAACGCAGGTCATAATTCTTACGAGCACGCTGAGTTTGTGTAGGAATGCCAATAATTTGTTCATTTTTGGATAATGCTGCAGTTAAGAAATTATTTCCTTCCATATTTTTAGATTCGGTAGGTAATAAATCACTCGGATTTAATTTATTATTTTGCTTTGTAGCATTGTCACCTACTTCATTAGAATTTAACATATAAAATGCGTCACTATCTTCTAATCCAGTAATATTATATGTATCTGTATTATTATTTACTACTTCCTCTTCAAGAGTTTTTTCAGGTAAGATTTCTATATTATTATTTTGTATAGCATTAACCGTAACTTCCTCATTATTATTTTCAACTACTGGTTCATAATTTCCATATACGGGTTCATCAAAACCTAAATCAGATTCTGATTCTAATTCTGTATCAGATTCTATTACTGCATCATTTTGTAAATCATTTGTTGTATTTTCTACATTTTCATGACCATCACCACCAACAGTTTTATTATTTTTACATAATAATTGATACATTAAAAATATAGCTAAAATAACAAGAATAGTTAAGCACATATTATTACCACCGAATTTATTCATTTATATATAATGTAAATATTTTTTTTTTGTTTTAAATTAAATTAAGCAATTAACTTATAGAGTTATAAAAATAAAATTAGAAATAAAATAAAAAATAAAATTAGAATTAAAATTAGAATTAAAACTAGAATTAAAACTAGAATTAAAACTAGAATTAAAACTAGGATTAAAACTAGAATTAAAACTAGGATTAAAACTAGAATTAAAACTAGGATTAAAACTAGAATTAAAACTAGGATTAAAACTAGAATTAAAACTAGAATTAAAACTAGAATTAAATGTAAATTTAATTTTTAAATAAACAAATAAATATGGAGATAGTTCTAATTAATTATTTAAGAGGTATAGCATTTATTCTTATGTTTATATATCATATATTTGTAATCTTAAAAGTTGTAAATAATAATAATCATTTAAATAATTATTATATAAATCTTATTGGTATAATAGCACGAAATATATTTATATTATTAGTAGGTGTATCATTATATTTATCTTATGCAAAATCAGATAATTTTAATACATATAAAAAAAAACAATTAGTACGTTCCATTAAAATATATTTTATTGCTATTATAATTACAATATTTACATATTATACTATGTATGAATATTATATAGTTTTTGGTGTATTACATTTTATTTCAGTTGCTATTTTATTATTACATAATTTTGTAAATAATTTTAATATTTTAATTACTATTTGTTTAGTATGTTTATATCTTAATTCAAAAAAATATATGATTTATTCTCAATATTCATTTATTAATTATATTTATAGCATTGCTGGATTACATATTTATAAAAATACAATAGATAGTTTTCCATTAATTAAATGGATACCTGGTGTTATATTTGGTATTTTTATTGGTTATATTATTTCAAATACTATTAAAACAAATTCTAAAACTAATAAAAAAAAAACTAAAACTAATTTATTTACATATTATTTAGATTTAATTGGTAAAAATACATTAATATTATACTTAGTTCATTTTCCTTTAATTTATTTTATTATTAAATATATTTACAATTAGATATATTTACAATTAGATATATTTACAATTAGATATATTTACAATTAGATATATTTACAATTAGATATATTTACAATTAGATATTTACAATTAGATATATTTACAATTAGATATTTACAATTAGATATATTTACAATTAGATATATTTACAATTAGATATATTTACAATTAGATATTATTTTTAATTAATATTATTTTTTTTTAAACTAGTTAAAGATTTTCTTAATTTACTAATATTTGTATTTTTTTTATCTTTTATTTTAATCTTTAATATTGTTTGATTATCGACATTACATTTTATCATACCATGAATATCAACTATTTTTTTTTTATATTTATCATATTTTAATTTATTTAAATTATTATTTATAAATGTTTTTGTATATTCAAAATCTAAATTATTATTTTCACTAAATTCTTTTATAAAAATATCAATTAAATTTTTTTGTTCATTATTATCTAATTCTTTCCAGTTAGAAAATACTACATTTTTACCTATATTTTCATCTTCGATATTATATTTTAAAGTACTATAAATATCAAAATCCGCTTTTTTATTTTTTCTAACCTTATGCATTTCTAAACAATAATTTAAACTATCTAATTGTTTACAATAAAAATCTTTCTCTGCTGGTTTATTATTATTTAATTTATTATTATTTAATTTATTATTATTTAATTCATTATTATTTAATTCATTATTATTTAATTCATTATTATTTAATTCATTATTATTTAATTCATTATTATTTACTTCATTATTATTTACTTCATT